GATGCATTAACAAGAGCAATGTCTCCAATAGCGGCAGAACTGAATATCTCAATATCTTCTTGATTAACCCTAGAAGCGTCAGCAACGTAGAACGGCGCTGATAACTCTCTGTGTTTAGACATCTGCGAACGCACAGTGTTGTATTCGTCCTGCAAGTTCATTAGTAGTTCTGTTTCAGAGACTGGCCACTCTTCGCTATCTACCCAGTTCAACCCTAACAAAAAGAACGGAAAGAATCGATCCCCCATTCTCTGAGGAACAAATGGTTCTTTGCACCATTTATCACTACCATCGCACCAAGTGTATACGGTCTGAGTCGTCTTATCCCAATACTCCCACACAGCTATAGCCATGTTCACATCTTCCATATCAGAAGAGGAGTATGGTTGATCTCTGTTTAGTCTGTTAGGTATCCCAGAAGCAGTTCGTCTATATAACGTATACTTCTCAACATCTTCTTTAGTCAACTGAAAGCGTTCCTGCACATCACCCGGTGTCATCCAAGTAACATTAGCTATCCAGCGAGCTTGTTCGTAGTCTTGCAAGGTATCTAATGCTGTATCCATACGGAAGTCTTCAGGCCTAACAAAGCCAAGATTCAAACCCTCTCTGTACATCACCTCAACCTGCTGAGATAGAGCATTCATCGTCATCTGAATCTCTTCTACCAACTCGTCCTTGTTACCTTCGTAAGTTCCCGCGTCTTGTAATTTTCTTATGTCTTCTTTTATTCTAGCCATACTGTCTTGCGCGTCATTAAACTCACGACTTACTAGCGGATCTTTGTAGTAGTCTCTTTGGTATGTTACCTTCAATACGCCTATTTTACTCGTCATGCAAGAGCGCAGCACCTGCTTAGCAACCTTCTTTAATCCTGCTTTTTTTAGAGATTCATTCAGAACTATCTCAACGGTTTCAGCGAACAAATCAGCAACTCTGTATTGTGGTCCTTGAGGATCCACATTCTTTCCAGGGCGAATTTTAATTTCTGGATTTTGTGAGTAAATATAAGGTAACAAACCTTGTAAGGTAGCATGAATCATATTACCTTTAACTGGCCGACCAGCCTGAGTGGATACCTGTTCGGCCGTCATGGCTTGCGTTGTGCTATTTAACTTACCCAAAGCATAACGACGAGCGTGCTCTATTTCTTTGTATCTATTCTTCCACTTGCGATACGAAAGCTCTATGTTCTGTTGATAGCGTCGAATTAAACCTTTCGAATCCGTTGCTACCGGCGTTGATAAACTTGGATCGGTTGCGATAACGTCTAAATTATCCATTCTTCGTTCCTATATATTTCGTCTAAGTTATCCATCCACTCAAGCGTAAACCTTTCTGCTGGTTTCTTCTTTACCTTTGGCTTTGTTGTTCTAGCTCTTCGCGTCATCAATGAATATCTCGTTGCGTCAAACAAGTGATCCTCAGCCGTCGTATCGATGTCTTCAATTTTCTTAGGGTCAGCAGGTAGTGATGGCACAGTTCTAAGCCAGTGCTTACATGAGTTAAACACTTTGAAAGTGCCGTTGTTAAGCCTGTCCACCATTTCTTGCAGACCTTGCACTCTAGACCCAGGACCTTTTGAGCTAGCTTCCCAGACAACACCATAATCAGCAAATACGTCTGCAACACTTTTATGGCGACCGTCACGCATGAAGATCGCAGAATCGGCCACATTGTTTCTAAAACGCACTCCTTGATTCTTCTCTTTAATTTCCGCATCTAAAATATCCCTTGCTATATCTTCTATTGGAGTTTCACTTCCTTTGTTCGGTTTCGAACACCAATACAACTCTTTATATATATAGATTATACCATCATAGTCTTGAGTAAACCATATGCATCCAGCTGGCGACTTGTAACCGTGGTCATATGCTTTCCATCTTCGCCACTCTAAAGGTATTTCAAATGGCTCCACAACATGCAGTGATGGATCCCAAATTTTTTCGAAATAAGCACCCGGTGCAATATTCCAATCCCCTTCCAACCAAGCCTTAACCAACCAAGGAGGTCCACTGCCTTTTATTCTGTCAATATAACCCGGATCGTTCTCCATTAGCGGAGTATTGTCTTGAATCTTAGATGGTATAAATATTCTTTTTTCATCGTCAGCATCGATGTAACGTTCCTTAACCCAACCATGACCTGGCCCGCCTGGGTTAGCAGAGGCTCTGAACAGAACGGGTACGCCGGCAGCCGAACGCATAGTGGCCCCAAGCATATCTATAGGCTCTGCAGACGGCCAGTTGCCAAGTTCGTCAAAGCCTAGGAAAGTTACAGAAAAACCCTGCAGCTTCATAGCATCAGCGTCTTCATCAAGATGTTTTAGTTGTAGCACAGCTCCGCTGGGCGAGACCCATTTTCGCTCCCCGACCTTCCATTCCCAGCCCTCTTGAACAAAGACGTACTGACCCAGCTTAACTAGCTCCCCAGTTTCTGGAAACGTCCTGCGAAACAGTAATCCTTGTGCCTCTTTACCGTATCGGTCAGCATGGCGTCTAAACGCTAGCAACATCCCAACGCTTTTAGAACCCCCGCGAGCGCCCCCAAATAATATATGTGGATGCTCGCTATCTACAAACTTCTTCTGCGGACCCTCAAGAGCAGTCCATCTACTCTCCCGATTTTGCATCCGACGGTGTAATTCTGTAGCCAATAATGAACGAATATCCTCCTTAGGAAGACTATTCGATAGCGCCATAGATAGACTCAACTTTCGTCACTCGCAATGGTGTACAAGGTAACGTTAGCTTCTGGTATTGGTATAAGGTGCTGGGTCACTCGTGTTTCGTAATACGGTGCCGTACAGTTTGCGGTAACTCCTGTAAAGGGATCTAAAGCTGGAACAGGTAGTTCATCTTCTGTTAAGTATCTCTGAGAGGTATTCGCATAGGTATTAAACGTACCCGCGCCTTTATCATAATTGATATTTGACACTGTGCCTAAAAGGATTTCATCGATGTCCGCATTAAGAAGATGTGATGCTGCGGTCGTGCTTTTCTGTGCTCTTGTACAGCCAGAGAATGTTACCGTAGTGTAGTCCGGTATCGGAGTATAGTCCGTTAATGGAGGAGGGAGTGGACCGTCCTGTCCACCTCCACCTATCTGCCAACCACAAGTTGATGTGCCAGCTGTATTGTCAGAGAACGCTACTGTCCCAACCTTTATAACTTCAGAACCAATTTGTATATAACCGCCGTCAGCAGGAATAGCAATCTTGAACCCTCCGGTGAAACGATATTGCCCAAAAGTCCCAGACGCTACTATAGTTGTAGCAGTAGTGTTAATAGCTGTCGACAATAACATCTTTATAGACGCACTGGTTTTAGAACCTCCCACAGTAGCATAGAACTCCGCCCCGGTTTTCACAACAGTTACCGAGGTAGACGTTGACCATGGGCCTGCGTTAATGTAACTTATAACAGAGTCAGCACCAGATCCTTGGTTCGCAATAACGAACTCTTGGATGTCAGTGATTATCGCCACTATCTATCGGATCCACCATAGTTTGGTGTTTTCGTTTTCCCGACATATGGTGGTGGTGTACGGGAAGTCTTTTTTGGTGGTCGAAAGCCTTTAGGTGGTGGATTAGGATGGGGACGGTAAGGAGCTCTACCAGGCACCGGCCGCAATCCTGGTTTTCTATCGTACCCGCCTCTGCGCATAGCGTCATTTGTTTGTAACCGCGATGATTCGTTTTGTGCCCTCTCCATAGCGTCAACAAGGCGTTCTTTTCTAGCGTCGGCTTTTCCTTTCGGGGTATACGGGAAGTGTTTTTTTCCTACTCTCGGCATAATTCTTCTCCTATGCTGATGCTAAGTAACAATCAAGATCGATTGAGCTTGCGCTGTATGCGCTGATCTTTACTAGGTCGGCAAGCACTGGAACTGCTACTGTACCACTTGCTACACCCTGTGAAGTGTCTGTTCCTGTGGATACTGTAAAACTATGCCCCGCTTCTACAGAAACCCAGCAGTTGCTTGTCGCGGTTGCTAGGTTGAGACTGACCTGATTAGTATCATCCTTGTTTGTAATACGAACATACTGCACATCGCCTTTAACAAATGTCCCAGAGCCTACCGTCGCCCCAAATTCAAAAAGAACTCGTATATTACCAGCGTCTATCATAATAATACGCTGACTGATCTCGTTTACGCCCGCTACCGTCTTTGTATTGGTTGCTCCCATACTAGAGCCATTTAGTGTGATACTCTCTGTGGTGGTAACCGTTAGAGTCGCTGCGCTAATTGTTGATGCCATCGTCTACCCTCTCTATCCCTGATTCGAAATCCTTCATTAAGTCAAATAATTCCTGGTCCGTTAATCCCTTCACAGAATCGTTGACATTGATATTCTGGTCCAAAGCCCTCATGGAAGGCACACAACGTTCTACCAGTATCCTGGCAGCCTGCACATCTCCCGATTTAGCAGCTTCCGCTAGCACCTCAATAACATCTGGTAGATGCTCCCCGATTTGGCTTCTTAACTGTGCCATTGTCTTCTGACTTTTACGAGGTCTTCCTCGTGGGTTGCCAGATTGTCCTTGTTTCCAGGGCATTAAAATATCTCCGGTGGTTACCCATTGGGAGCAGTATTGTATCATGGCTTAAAAAAATTAAAAAAAATTCCAGAAAAATAGAGGATTCGTGCGTCCTTACTAAGACAGACCCCCGCGTATCATAATATTCTAATGTTCCTATACCTTAATTGATTTATATAGGTTAATGCTTATGCACTTAGAAGAATTCACATTTAGAAATTCTATAAATGAGAATCATTAAAACTTTTTAACTTACTAAATAAGGAAATGCTAATATGAATGATAAGCCCATGAAGCTCCACACTCAGAAAGGTAAGCGTCGGCTTTGGTTAGAAGAGCAGAAGTACGGCTTGCCAGGTTTCAAACCCGGTTCACGATTCAACGTAGTGTACAACGAAGAGTCAGTCGAGATCAAAGCTGATCCGAATGGTACCAACACTGTGTTCACGAGAGTCAAGAAAGCCTCGAAGCGAATTCCACAAGATCGTAAGTTCTCGATAGTTGGCATTCACAATTCTCGTCTCAAAGAGTTGTTTGGTGATACTGAAAATGGCGTAGATACTCCACTGTCATACGAAATGTCAGAAGGGTATATCAAGATCATGGTGGCATCATGACTGGCGCTGAAATTGGCATCTGCATGATATCGTTTTTACTCCTTGCTGGCGTCTTCGTGATGTTACTAACGAAGTACTAGATTAACTGATAAGGAATTCGGGGCCCTTCGGGGTCCTTTTTTTTCATCAGAAAATGGCCATTGCTGTTTTCACCAAGTATATCATTATATGCTTATATTCTAAGATGCTTTAGCTGGACGTGGGGCGAGATAATCTCAAGATTCTCAGAGTTTCTGCGCATGTGCACGAGCATCTTGATTAAAACAGATGCTCAGATAAGATAAAGTGTTGATAATATTATGATCTTGTGATATTCCAGCGCCATTGTTATTCATGATTATCTATCTGATACTTAATCTAAGTTATAATCCTT